CAGCAAGTGCAGAAGCAACATCTGAAGAAGTGATAATGAAATTACCTTTTCCTCTACGTGTCTCTTTAGCAATTACGTTAGCTTCTCTCTCGATTTGCATGATTAGACCTTTGAACTTCTCAACAGACCATCTACCATCAGCGTCTGAGCTTAGGTTGAAGATACCGTTAATGGCTGTGTTAGCCTGAAGTGCACCAGTTTTTGCTTGAGAGTTAATCGTTCTGATTACTTCTCTGTTGATTTCAGCAAGAATCTCAGCAGAAAGGATATTAGCCAATTCTGTTTCTGCATCCAAACCATGGATTGCTTTAAGATCCTGAGCTAATTCCAATGAGTATTCAGCTTTAAGAGCTCTGGACTTTGCAGTCACAGTAGCTTTCTCAATGGTGAAACCCATCTGTTGGAATGCATCGGTAGTACCCAATGCCTCAGCAGAGTCAGTTGTCATACCAGTTCCTGTGATTGCTGTTAGACGATCAGAGTCAATAGTATTAGGTGAAGATGCGTTAGTAACATTTAAACCAGATGCACCACCAGCGCCATTAGCGGCTCCAGTTTGTGTACCTGTGTGTGAAGTATCAGCTTCGTTATGAAGCGCTTCAGCAGCACCAGTTGTACCTGAATCGTATCTTGCTTTCATTGCAAAGATCAAGCCAGTTGGACCGGTCATAGGTTGAACACCAGCAACATCATATGCCATTAGGTTAGGCATTGCACGTCTTACTAATGAAATAAGGACAGGATCCCATGTTCCAATAGAGCCAGTATTAGCACCAACAGGAGCAGCTTCAGTTAAGAAACCGTTTTGTTGGTTACGCTCTTCTGCAAGAGCTTTTTCTTGGTTTTCCAGAATGGCTGCAGTTACAGACCTTCTGTGGTTGTCTTTAATGACGCCAGCTGATTCTTCGTTCAGTACTGGTGCCCACTTTTCGACTAGTTTATCGTACGACTGCATAATGGGATCTCCTTATTTAGCAGATTTGCGAATTGCTGTTAGGTACTTAGACATTGCCCCAGTATCTTCTACAAGGGCTTGACCCTCATCTTCGGATTCTGTTTCAAGAAATGACTCAGTAGATTTTACAGTATTCGGTTTAAAGTAAGTTTCTTTGATGGTTGATACTTTCTTATCGAAAGATTTCTCATCCTGAAAGGTTACGTCGTCTGTCAATTGCTTTAGCTTTTCGACTTGAGTATCGGCTAAGCCTTTTGAGGCCTCACTAATAATCGCTTCTCTTTTGAAGTTTTCGATTTCTTCAGCCATTGCAATAGATTTACCAGTCTGGTCATTAAGCTTTTCTTCAAGCTCAGCAATCAAATCTGACTGTTCATCTACAAGATCGACTTTACTGTCTGGAACAGTAATGTAAGACTCAGTAAACAAGTCTTTCAGACTTGTCATAAAGGACTCAGCAATTTCTGTACGAAGACCAGCTTGCACTTGAAGCTTGTTTTCATCCATCCAGTTCTCAACAACATAGTTAAGGTAGCTATCAACTTTATCGACCATTGCAGCATTTTGCTCTGTAACAGCTTCTTCGAGTTCAGTTGTATAGTTTTCTTCCAAACGATCAATTTCCATTGACAATTTGCTTTTGAGCGCGGCTTCAAAAATAATAGCAGTTTTAGCTTTGAACTCTTCGGAAAGAGTAGCTTCAGACTCAACCAATGCGTCCAGTTCACCAGAGTAATTGTATTCAGGAAGAGCTTCGAGTTCTTCTCCGTCTACGTCTTCTTTTACCTTGGCACCTTTACCCATCATTTTGTCAAAGTTAGCAGCTAATTCAGGTTTCTTCATCTGATTTAGTTTACCATACATTGCATTGATTATACCTGCTTTAGTTTTAGGCATTGCTTCTGCAGTACCACCGGGTCCACCAGGAGGAGTCCCCTTGGCCGGTCCGTCAGCTTCTGCTTTTTTCACAGCTTTTACCGCATCTGCTTCTGCGTTCTTTCCATCGAATTCTGTTGCTTCTTCCACGACTTCACTCTCGTCAGTCTGGAGTTCAGCTTCAGTATCCTGATCTTCTTTTATCATCTCAGACATACTTACGTACTCCTTTTTACTAAGATTTAAGTAACGAGAGGAAATTTTTAAATTCACGAGTTTGAACCTCATAAAGGTTTTTTCGTGGAGCTTTCAGAATTTCTGTCTCCATTTTTTCAATTTCTCTTGCTTCAATAATGCCGTTATTCCAGACCCAATCTACGCCTTCCATGATTCCATTAACAAACGCTCCTGGAGCACTTGGATCTTGTACGATGTCAACCGTATTTAGAATAAAGTCGTCTTTGACGACGTTTACACCACCTTGTTGCATGAGACTACCCATACCACGAGTTGAGACACCTAACTGAACACCACCTGAAAGAAGACCTTCGACAATCTTACCCATAGGAGTTGGCAGTATAGTTGCCTTTCCAATCACATTATTTCCCTCAAATTTGAGATCTGTAATGAGATGTGAAACTTTATCTAGATTAACAGTTGGTCCCTCAGGATGATTGAGTTCGCCTACTGCTCTTCCAGTTTTTACTTGTTCTGTAACGTATTTATTAACAGCCCTTTCCATAATTGCTTTTGGATAGACTCTTCCGTTACGGTTCTTTTTTTCAGTCTCAGCAAAAATACCTTGGATAGAATACTTCTTTCCACCGTCTTCATTTTTTTCAATGAGACATTCGAGGCCTTGAGCTTCGCTGTATTCGCTGATTAACTTCATATTATCCCTTTACCGCTTTAACAAATTCAACACCGGCTTTCTGCGCAGTCTTTAAATTCTTAAAGTCATCTAACTTATCTCCATCAATATAAAGAACAAATTTTCCTTTATCTTTATGGATCATAATTGTAGCACCCTGGATCTTGGTATCATACACATGCTCGCCAGGAGGCATTTTTTTAGCTTCTCGAAGTTGATTAAAGCTCTTCATCAGCTTCCTCTTCATCTTCTTCTTCATTTTCTTCTACATCATCAGTATCATCTTCGATATCATCAGTATCATTCTCTGGCTCAGCACCATTAAATACTTGATCTGCAATCTTAACTTTTTCAGCGTCCATTATACCATTGACTCTATCTGTCATCAAATCAGCAAAGATTGAATTGGCTGCATTGAAGTCTTGGTCTTTAACATTCTTAATAAAATTAACGATTTGTTCCATATCACTACCTTTTGTATTATTTATATAAATTTAGATCTCTAAAAGAGTACTAAAAGAAGAGTTTTCGTTCTTCTTCTTTTATATACTCTTTTAGTTTAATTAATTGATCAACATACGAATGATATTGATGAATCCATAATACATCTCCACTCGTCTGATAATTTGCATCTGCGATGCTTGCATTGTTTTGCAGATTCAATATAATCTTTTGCCAGGGCTTTCTAACTGAGTCCCATTCAAGATTCTTCTTGTTCTGTATCTTTTGGCTGATCGCCTTCTTCATCTTCTTCACTTGGCACTTCCTCCTCAGGTTCTACTTCGGGATCATTCTCGTCCTCATCATTACCAACAACTTCTTCGCCAGCTGCCGCTTCTTTTTCTATTTGTTTCTTCATTTCTGCGATTTCATCGTCTGTTAATTGAAGAACGTTCTTATAGACATATTCTTTAGAGAAGAAACCTTCTGCACCAATATAATTGGCAACAGCATCTAACGTTCCTACTCTTTCTTTAAAGATCTCGGCATCACGTAATTCAGTGAAATGATTGTCTCTAAGGAAATTGATATTAATATCATTCTTCCAAAATTCCCAATCTTCTAGAGTAATTATACCTTTTAGAACTAGTTGCTTTTTAAGAATTTCCAAGAATAAACCTGAAAATTTTCGACGTAATCTTTCAATAAACTTATGAAACTTTAATTCTTCACGAGTAATTTCTGTTGCTCGTCCAAGCGAGAAAGCTTGTTCTTGCTCTAGACGTGAGATGGGAACGTTTAGAGATCGATACAATTTCTTTTGAAAGTAAATAATATCATCAATTTGTCCTAGGTTCTCTCCTCCAGGAAGAGTCTCAATTTGTGTACCTCTACCACCCTCACGCCTAGGCAACCAGAAGTCCTCAAGCATTGACATATGCTTTCGGTCATCTTTTAATTGCCCTGTGTCTGCGTCATATACTAATTTATTTCTATAACGAGCCATAATATCTTTTAGATATTGTTCAGACTTACCACGAGGTAAGTTACCTACATCAATATAAAAAATTCTACGTTCAGGAGCACGAGCTAATCTATAAATAACCAAAGAATCTTCCATCATTCTTAATTGGTTAATAGGCTTCAGTGCTTTTTGGAGGTGACTATGTATTTTCTTACGTTGCTGGTCTAATATGCCAGAAGTGATATAACTAACTGAGTCATCACTTAATTTTACACCACCGGTTTGACTACCGGGTTT